AGAAACGCTCAGCGAGCGGGTGTGTTCCCGATCTTGATCGATACAGAGAACGCACTTGATGAGAACTGGCTCAAGCCACTGGGCGTTGATACTAGCGAAGACAAGCTGCTTAAAGTCAACATGGCCATGATCGACGACGTTGCTCGTTTGGTCAGCGATTTCATGAAAGACTACAAGAGCAGGTTTGACAAGGAAGATCCAGAGAATCGTCCAAAGATCCTGTTCGTGCTAGATTCTCTGGGCATGCTGCTGACTCCAACTGACGTGAATCAGTTTGAAGCTGGCGAGATGAAGGGCGACATGGGTCGCAAGCCCAAGGCACTGGCAGCACTGGTGCGTAACTGCGTGAACATGTTCGGTGAATATGATGTTGGATTGGTTGTCACCAACCATACCTATGCTAGCCAAGACATGTTTGATCCGGATGATAAGATCTCAGGCGGACAGGGTTTCGTATACGCTTCATCTATCGTAGTAGCAATGCGCAAGCTCAAGCTCAAAGAGGACGAGGAAGGCAAGAAAGTCACAGACGTTCGTGGTATCCGTGCTGCCTGTAAGATCATGAAGACTCGCTACAACAAGCCTTTTGAGAGCGTTGAGATCAAGATCCCTTGGGACACTGGTATGAACGAATACAGTGGTCTGATCGAGATGTTTGAAAAGAAGGGCGTGTTGGTCAAGGACGGTAACAAGCTCAAATACACTGATAAGACAGGCAAGGAACATAAGTACTTCCGGTCTAGTGTCAGCGATGAATTGCTTGATCTGATCATGACTGAATGGGACGAGAGCAAGGTCACTCTCGCTCAGGATGTTGCTGATCAAGACGCTGACGATCAAGAGATTGTACCATCGGAGGATTGATATGAACGTAAGCGCTGGCTTATTGCTAGAAGTTTGGGAAGTGGTCAGTGAACTGCTTCCAAACAATAAACGTGAAGACATGGCTCGCAAGTTGGTCAACATCTTCGCCGACAAGGGTATGGACAGAGATGACTTCGAAGCCATACACGGCGAAGATGAGCACCTTGACAGCGCGATAGAGGCCCAGTACACTGGTGAGTCGCATGGTTATGATGACTATGATGATGAGCTGGGATACGAGGACGAATGAACGACAAATCTGACCTGCTGTCCATACAAGGCGACGCATTCATTGAGCAGCTACGAGAGAAAGTAGATAACGCCATTGAATCACGCGAAGCCAAGGAAGTAGCTATAGTCCAGTTGGAGATACAGTTTGCCATGCTGCAGTATCTCCAACGCTTGGATTGGAAACTCTGGGAACTCTACAACAAGTTCGGTATCTAAATGTGGTACAACAAGATAGTCGATGACATGGGATTGCTTCCTGATGCCATCGACTGGTACCAGAAGCAGTTGGAAACTGCCTGGGTAGAAGCCAAGATAGTCGGTAGCATTGAACGAGCTTCTCAGGAGCTCAGTGGTATCATGGCCTATCGCTTTGGACAGCTACAAGAGATTGAAGCCATACTCAAGCATCTAAACATCAGATATGACAAGATGCGCAGCGATCATTATCGCAAATATCTAGAGAGATACCAGCGAGAGCTGACCGATCGTGCCATAGAAAAATACATCGACGGCGAAGATGATGTGGTCACTATGGCCACACTGGTCAACGAAGTTGCGCTGGTTCGCAACAAGTATCTGGCGCTGATCAAGGGGTTAGATGTCAAGCAGTTCCAGATCAGCAACATCGTACGCCTACGCATACAGGGCATGGAAGACGCGCATCTGGACACCAGAGGCTAAATCTGCTGGATTTTGACGGTTTTTTCCGTATTTTTGCCAATGATTTCAATAGCATAATTGCGCAAATTAATGCTTGACAGACCGTAGCAGTATGCTAATATGCACGTATTAGAGCAACAGCTACGGAGATTCCCATGGAACAGTATGTGCGCATTAGCTCGGGTTGGACTCGCGGCGGGGCTACCATCACGGATCGTTCGTTCCGCTTGCTAGACAATCTCAAGCGCGACAAGGATGGCATGTATATCACCGTGGAAAGCGACGGTGGTGCAGATCTCCGTGCTGGACGCAATCGCATTTACATGGAAGCCATCCACTGCTTCCAGCCCACGACCAAGGATTCTGCGCAGACCATTTCTGTACCTGTGATGGCCAAGACTGATGAAGAGATCGCTCGCGACCAGCGCGAGACCTTTGAGATCCTGGGCGAGATGACCAAGGCAGTTGCCAGCAACACGGTCAAGGGACTTGTAGTAAGCGGGCCTGCTGGTATCGGCAAGAGCCACACTGTGGAAACCACGCTGCACGAAACGCTGGACATGCTGGGCAAGCTCACAGGCCAAGGCCAGATGTATGAGATCATCAGCGGCGGCATCAGCGCTGCTGTTCTCTACGAAAAGCTCTGGGAATACCGCGAAGACAGCCAGGTGCTGGTGTTTGACGATTGCGACGGTGTGCTCTACGACGAAGACAGCCTCAACGTGCTGAAAGCAGCGCTGGATAGCAAGAAGACACGTCGCATCAGCTGGAACACGCGCAGCCTGCACCTCGAGCGCAAGGATATCCCCAACAGCTTTGAATACAAGGGTGGCGTGATCTTCATCACCAACGTTAAATTTGACCAGGTCAAGAGCGCACGCATTGGCAACCACCTCGAGGCTATCGTGAGCCGCTGCCATTACATGGACATTGGCATTGACTCTGCTCGCGAGAAGCTGCTGCACATCAGCAACGTAGTCGAGCGCAGCAACATGCTGGGCAGCTACGGTTTCAATGAGGAACAAAAGGCAGAGGTGCTGGATTACGTCAAGGATCACAGCAAGCTGTTGCGCGAGCTTAGCCTGCGCATGGTGTTGAAGATCGCTGACCTGCGCAAGGCCATGCCCAACAACTGGCAGCGGTTCGTGGAAAAGAACTGCCACCGCAAGGCAGCGTGATTAAATATCGCCAATGGAAACAGCAGCTGAATCTGATACTTATTGCGCAGCACCATTTAGGCATATGGTAGCTAGATCAAACGGCAAGATAGCACCATGCTGTCTTTGGCTTGATCAACCAGGAGATTCTAGCAAACCAAAAGCATGGTCAGCTGATCCTTTCAACAGCGCATGGATGGAAAATATACGCTCGTCCATGTTGGCCAATGAAAGGCTAGCGGGTTGTAATGAATGTTACATGCGAGAGAAATCTGGTGTTAGCAGCTATCGCAATGCGTTAAACATAGAGTTTGGCCGACCAACCGATGCTAACCTGGAATACATCGAATATAATCTCGGTAATCTGTGCAATCTCAAATGCCGGATGTGCAGCTCGTGGAACAGCAGCAAATGGGCTGCAGATGAGATCGCACTTGGAATTAAACCAACTGATTTAGTGCGACCAGAGATAGGAATCCTGTCGCCTTATGTGGACAAGTTAAAAAAGATACGATTCATCGGTGGGGAGCCCAGCCTTGAACAGGATGCTATCTTTGATATATTGAAACAAATACAGTTGGCTACAGGCACTGTGTCTCACCTACATATAATCTTGACTACAAACTGCGTGGTGAGATTGGAACCAAGATTGGTGGAGATGCTTAGCCAATGCTGCAGAGTGGAAATGCAGTGTAGCATTGATGGGCATGGCGCAGTCAACGATTATCAGCGGACTGGTGCAGATTGGCAACAGCTGGTAGAAAATCTCACTTGGTATCAAGCGCACCTGTCGCCGGTGTTTGATCTCATGATATTGACATCTTGGTCTCTGATAAACGCAGGGTCGGCGATAGATTTCTTAACATTCGTGCATGACGTGCTTCCAAGATTTTATGTTTGGGGACATTTGGTTCGCGACCCCGAATTTCTCGATATACGCAATCTACCAATGGATATTAAATCCATTATTCGAGCTCGGTTGGACCAATGGTCATTGCTTGACGACTTGCATTGGATACGCCATAACAAACAGGTGATTGCCTCGCAGCTGATGCTGGAATCTCAGCAATCGCCGGCAGAAGTTCTAGCGAAATTGGAAGAATTAGACAGACTGCGAGATGAGGATTTCGCACGCATCTGTCCAGAAGAACATGCTGCGCTGCTGTCAGCTTGCTAAAACGCCAATCAGGCATAAAATAGTGTTGAGCTGTGTGCCATCAGAAGAGTTGCCGCTGATGGGAGTCTGCCTAGGATTAACACCCAGGGTCCGCACAGCTGGCACCTCGGGAGCGCGGGCCTTGAGCCCAGTCGTCCAGCGCATCTATCGAGGCACGCTTGGTGGCGAGGAAAAAGTGGCTGCCTGTTTTTCCATGCTGGAGCAACGCAGCGGCCTAGGTCTCCGGACCTGACGGCGCTACTATACGGCATGGTCGTGACGCTGGGTGCGTAGTCTTGATAAGAGCCAGTTGCGGTGCAGGTGGTATTGGGCAGCAGTGAACGGACCTACGATAACGGTCGCCGGAGGAGTGGACGCTCGCGTAACCGGCTCTTGCATTCATATAGTTCTCCGACTATATTATAGAAGTTAGCACTGCCACTACTGGAGTGCTAAGGATTCCATTTAACATAGGAGACAACGATGGAACTGAGACCGCTTAATAATCGGGTCATAGTGAAGCGCGTGGATGGTGAAACCGTCACGAAGGGCGGCATCGTCATCCCTGACACAGCAGCAGAAAAACCAGATCAGGGTACGGTTATTGCTGTTGGCAAGGGAACCAAAGATGACAGCGGCAACTATATCCCGCTAGACGTTAGCGTAAATGATCGCGTGCTGTTTGGCAAGTATGCGGGCACACAGATCAAGATAGACGGGGAAGATCTCCTCGTTCTCAAAGAAGAAGAACTTTTTGCCGTTATTGAAAACTGAGGAGAAACAACATGGCAGCTAAAGACGTAATTTTCGGCGATGAGAGTCGCAAGAAGCTGTTGGCAGGTATTGATACGCTGGCCAACGCTGTTAAGAGCACGCTGGGTCCCAAGGGGCGCAATGTTGCATTTGAACGCAGCTATGGTGGTCCCTTGGTAACCAAAGACGGCGTTACCGTGGCCAAGCAGATCGAGCTAAAGGACAAGTTCGAGAACATGGGCGCACAGATGGTGCGCGAAGTGGCATCCAAGACTGCTGACAACGCAGGCGATGGTACTACCACTGCTACTGTGCTGGCACACAGCATGATCCGCGAGGGTCTCAAGTTGGTTGCCACTGGCATGAACAGCATGGACATCAAGCGCGGCATGGAAAAGGCAGTGAGTGCTGCTATCGCAGAGCTTGATAACCTCAGCAACCCCTGCCAGACTGATACTGAGATCGAGCAGGTTGCTAGCCTATCAGCCAACAGCGATCACGAGATTGGACGCATGATCGCCGCTGCTGTCCAGAAGGTTGGCAAGGAAGGCGTGATCACCGTTGAAGAGAACAAGAGCCTCGACACTGAACTCAATATCGTGGAAGGCATGCAGTTTGATCGCGGTTACATCAGCCACTTGTTCGTGACCAACCAGGAAAAGATGCAGGTCCATCTCGATGATCCCTACATCCTCATCCATGACAAGAAGCTCAGCAACCTACAGGCCATGTTGCCAGTGCTGGAATCTGTAGTTCAGACCGGCAAGCCGTTGCTGATCATCGCTGAAGACGTGGAAGGCGAAGCACTTGCTACTCTCGTGGTCAACAAGCTGCGCGGTATCATCCAAGTTGCTGCTGTCAAGGCTCCGGGCTTCGGTGATCGCCGCAAGGCCATGCTCGATGACATCGCTACCCTTACAGGCGGTAACGTTATCAGCGAGGATATGGGCTTCAAGCTAGAGAAGGCTACTATTGCCGATCTCGGTCGTGCTAAGAGCGTGAAGATTGACAAGGACAACACCACCATCATTGATGGCGCTGGCGATAGCGAAGCTATCCAAGCGCGTGTTGCTCAACTCAAGGTACAGATTGATGACACGACGTCTGACTACGACCGTGAGAAGCTGCAGGAACGCCTCGCCAAGTTGGCCGGCGGTGTTGCCGTGATCAAGGTAGGTGGTGCTACCGAAGTTGAAGTCAAGGAAAAGAAGGATCGCGTTGATGATGCTCTGCATGCTACTCGTGCAGCTGTTGAAGAAGGCATCGTTCCAGGCGGCGGCGTTGCGCTGATCCGTGCACGCAATGCTATCAAGGACCTGCAGGGTGACAACATCGACCAAACCGCAGGCATTGGTATCGTGTTGCGTGCAATGGAAGAGCCAATCCGTGCTATCGTTACCAATGCTGGTTACGAAG